CCTTGGCCGAGATATTCATGATACCGTTAGCATCAATATCAAATGTAACTTCGATTTGCGGCTGTCCACGACGTTGCGGTTGAATACCTTCAAGATTGAATTCACCTAGCAATTTGTTGTATTGTACTAGATCACGCTCACCTTGGAATACCTTGATAGTCACCGCAGGTTGATTGTCTTCTGCTGTTGAGAATGTCTGCTGTCCCTTAGTCGGAATGGTTGTGTTCTTTTGAATAACCTTTGCAAACACACCGCCCATTGTTTCAATACCCAAACTCAGTGGAGTCACATCTAGCAACAACACATCAGTACGATCGCCACCGAGAACAGCACCTTGTACTGCGGCACCTGCGGCAACAGCTTCGTCTGGATTAACATCCTTACGTGGTGCCTTGCCAAATAATTTTTCAACGGCTTCTTGTACCTTTGGCATACGTGTCATACCACCAACAAGAATAACTTCATCGATGTCAGCGGCTGTGACACCTGCATCTTTCATGGCAACTTTACATGGCTCAATTGAGCGAGTGATTAACTCGTCAACAAGCTGTTCTAACTTGCTACGGCTAATAGTGATATTCATGTGCTTAGGGCCACTTGCGTCTGCTGTGATGTATGGCAAATTAACACTTGTGCTTGCAGAGCTAGACAATTCAATTTTTGCCTTCTCAGCAGATTCTTTTAAACGCTGTAGAGCAAGTACATCTTTGGTTAGATCAACACCTTGATCCTTGCGGAATTCTTCAACCAAGTAATCCATAATACGTTGGTCAAAGTCTTCACCGCCAAGGAATGTATCGCCGTTTGTGCTCAATACTTCGATCTGCTTGTCTCCATCTACGTTGGCTATTTCGATGATCGAAACATCGAATGTACCGCCACCAAGATCGTAAACAGCAATTTTCCTATCTCTTTTATCAGCTTTATCAACGCCATAAGCAAGAGCTGCCGCAGTAGGCTCGTTAATAATACGGAGTACCTCCAGGCCTGCGATTTGTCCAGCGTCTTTAGTAGCTTGTCTTTGGCTGTCGTTAAAGTACGCAGGAACTGTGATAACTGCTTGAGTAACTTCATGACCTAGATAATCCTCCGCTGTCTTTTTCATCTTACGCAAAACTTCTGCTGAGATTTGTGGAGGCGCCAACTCTTGACCATTAGCACGAACCCATGCATCGCCATTCTTGGCTTCCATGATTTCGTAGGGCATAAGGTTGATGTCCTTTTGAACAGCTTCCTCTTTAAACTTGCGTCCAATCAAACGCTTTGAAGCATAGATTGTATTTTTGGGGTTAGTAACTGATTGACGTTTTGCTGAAGCACCTACGAGAATTTCATCTTTGCCGTAGGCAACGATTGAAGGTGTTGTTCTAGCACCTTCTGCATTTTCAATTACTTTGGGGATGCCGTTTTCAATAACAGCTACACATGAGTTTGTGGTACCTAAATCGATACCGATGATCTTAGACATAATTATCTCCTTTTAAAGTAAGATCTAGATTGTGAGCACTATGCTCTATAAACCGCCCGCTTTGGTGCAGCTTACGATTTTATTTATATCAAATATTCTCTAAATTCTGAATATTTGACCATTTTTTTAGTTTTTCACGTTTAGCTTCAGCTGCACGGTCGATATTTGTCCAGCTTACAATATCCATGTTGTGCAAGATATCAATCATGGTTATCATATCGCCTAGCTCTTCTTCCAGATGTTGCCTATTGGTTTTAGGTTTTCCTGGTTTAAAATTGTCTAGTCCGAAGCGGCTGATTTTACTTACCGCTTGAATTACTTCAGCACATTCTTCTTGGAGAATGTCCATTACTTCTTTGGTTTGACTGTCCATATATTACCTTTGATTTGCAAATGGTGCGATATAGTTACCGTCGCTCATTGTACTGGTCCGCAGAGCTTTGTAGACATTTTGCACACCTACTGCTTGATTCCACGCATCTTCGAGAGCATGATGTTTTAGCACTGGAGGACGGTTGGGATTGATACCTACATCGAAAATTGTGCGAGTGTCGCGAACTTCCCAGAAGCTCCAAGGAATAGCTTTGCCGATCTTACGAAAATACCATTCTAGAATAGTAACATCAAAGCCAGCACCGTGACTCCATACTCTTTTGCCGCCCCAACAAAACTTGTACAGTTGTGTCATTGCTTCTTCAATAGAGACTCTGTTTGCAGGATCAAATGCTTCGTTCTGAGCTTCCTGTGATTGTGAAGCCCACCAATCTAAGGTAGCCTGCGAAACCGTAGCACCAATCCGATCACAACTATCAACATCAACACGGACATAAAATTTCTCACATTTTTTTTCGTTTACATCATCACCAAATGGATCAAATTTAACTGCACCAATGGTTAAGATTGTTGCTGTGGGGAGAACGTCTAGCGTCTCCAAGTCGATCATAATATCTGTGTTCATACAGTTATTATACTACCTTTCTGACAGAATGTCAATAGATTAAAACATTTTTTTAGGTAATTCGTTTTCACGCAGTTTCTTGCGCCATCTAGCCACTGCTGCACCTTTGAGGCGTTTGCGCATGGTTGTGGGTTTTTCGTAAAACTCTTTTTGTCTCAGTTCATCGAGAATACCACTTTCTTCGACTTTCTTTTTGAATCGGCGGAGAGCCTGATTGATATTTTCGCCTTCTTTGAGAACTACGGTTCTCCCTAGAGTAACTCTTGATTTATTCATAATTGTTTATGGTTAGGTTAAGTAAAGATTCACAATCCTCACTAGCATATATAGCCTTTGCATTAGCACGTGATAAATTTCTTAGGTTGCCAAAGTAGTGTGAATTTTTTTGAGCGCAGATGTATCCTATAACAAGACTGTTTGCGCTATCTGCGTTGAATATGATGAGATCGCTCTTGGATTTTTTGTCCAGCAGCCAATCCGTGTCGTGATCAGATGACCAAAGATAGGTAATGATATCATGCTGTGATTTTAGATTCAACAAACTATCTGAAATGATTTTGGTCTGTTCAGCATTGAGATCTACCAACAACAATCTAAAACCATCAATCAATACATCGTCAGGAGCAGTGACTACAACTACCTTGGCTGTCATCCTTGTCCTTTGACTTGTTTGACCTTTTGCCAGATCGTAGATTCATTCTGCTCGGCATTTTGAATATAGCCCACTAGCTTTACTGAATCTTGCGAATCTGTTGACCCTGTTCCCGTTCCATCCATGCTGTTATCTTTTTTTTTAGTTTCTTCAACTTGTTCTAGAGCCCATTTCGCTGCTTCTTCTGCGGCTTCATTGTCTGTAAAGTCGGGGGCAGCTTTTAGGTACTCTTCCCAAGGAAGACGATCAATCAAACCATTTTCTAAAAGACGTCTGTGTCTTTTCAAAGAATCGTCCGGATGATCGTGTTTCCAATTTCGCTTGGCTTCTCTAATCTCAACTGTGTCATTTTCGTCGTAGTCGTCATCCTCTTCATGCAGTTCCTCAGACGCCGTTATATCACCTCCTAGTGCGGTCGGCTGTGTTGTGAAAGAATCTACGACAGGTGCTGTGTGTGTTGTTTGTATATATGCGGCTGCGGGAAACGGCCATAAATTTGTGGCTGGTGGTATAAAAGGTTCTGATCTTGGAGTAATTTCTTCATTGGTTGGAGGACCATCTTTGTTATCTGTTGGTATGGAATTTTCTAGAGATTCCTTGTGGTCTTCTTCGGCTCTGCGAAACCATTGAAAACTATATTGGCTGGCCAACAGCAGTATCACTGCCAAAGGATCAAATACTGAAACAATGATAATAATTACCCAAGTCACCGCTTTTTCTAATAGGTTGGCATCGGGATTGCTGCCATACACAAAGGCAGCTATGTATTTGATGGGACCAACTTCAGCTTCAACCTTGCGTATTTCGGCCGCAATTGGAGCACGTTCTTCATTAAGAGTGGCAATGGCCTTTTGCGATTTAGTTATGTCAGAATTTATCTGGGCTCTTTCTTTGGCCTGGCGTTGACGCATGGTATTGGCATTGACAGCCCCTTGATCAGTTTTACTGCGAGCAATGGTTTCATCAATGGTGGCATCCATTTGTTTCAGGGCCTTGCGACCAGCTTCGATGTTTTCGCGTTCAGTTTTTATTTTTTCGTCATAGATAGCAATTTTGCTCTGAACATCTCCGGACACTAATGTTTGATCACTGTGTGCCTTTGATAGAAAACCAAAGATGCCCATGGAGGTAATTACCATAAGGATGGCAATGGCAACTATGAGATAACTTCTAATGTAAATAGGGGCTCTATCCCAATTGATTTTTAACCATACAGTGGCAATTAATTTGCTGACTTCTAGCACTACACCCATAACAATAATAGGGATAGCAGCGGCTGCGAAAATGCTAACGAGACCCGCTACGCTGTACCAAATGGCCACTGCAGAAATGGTTAACCCGCTGAACAGGGCCAGCCAGGCAATAATTTTATCGCTGAGATTTATTTTCATGTGTAATATTTATTCCCTTATCCAACGCCAATTACTGCTCGCATTTGAGAAACAGGCTGTGCTACTCAATGTTCTCTGCACACCATAAGCTATGGCCTGCACATGCATCCTCCTACAATATCCCGATCCAGTGGGCCATGTCATCACAGGCACTGCAACACCACTAGCATCACGTTTGTACCATTCAACAGCCTGTCCATTTTCGGCAAACATCACGGCATGATACAGCGCCTGGGTGTAAGAATCTTTTTGATCATTGTCCAAAGTTTTGAACCATCCAAAAGATATTTGCGCAACTTCATTAATAAACGAACCTGAGCGATATTCGAAAAATCTAGGATTACTGATGTCATTAGCCAATGCTGGACTAGTTACGACCAGTATTAACAATTTCCCAGCCACCATCCATTTTTTGACAACTGACGCCTTTGCGTTGAACATCTCTTCCTCCAATCTGCATCCAATAAGTAAATTCACCGCAGTTAGTTGACATACCTAACCTTGCCGTGGTAATTCGTTTGATATCGTCGTCTGTGCATTCTAACACAGTCTTGCTATCTACTGTTTCTTTGTTATGAGTAGTAATAGTTTGACTAGTATGACAGTACTGCGGTTTCTGAGCAACAACTTTTGATGCAGATCCGCAGCCTGTTAGCGCCAATAATGCCAGTGCAGGAACTACTGTAATGACCAGAGCCTTCATTATTGAGCTCGCTTGGTCTGAGCTTCAGCGATCAATTGATCGAATGTAGCCTTCTTCATCTCAAGACGAACAAAAGTATAATGTTTTCCGGCCATAGTAAAGTGTCCGCGTTCACTTTTCACATGACGGCGGATGGCGGTGTCTTCTACCTTGTAGGTAATCTTGGTACGAGTTGTTTTCTTGTCGTTGACAATGTCAATAGATGTTTCGCTATTAACTGTACCATTGATACGTTTTGCAAAGTTGTTCATTGCAATCGCATCCATTTGTTCTTCTGCTGCCTGAGCGTAATTACTGTCTCCTGCACCGCAGGCATAGACATAATCTTCACTCCACCAGAACCAACCTTTAACGCCTTCCTGTGCGCAACTTTGATACCAACCAGGTTGAGCAAATGTCTTGCGCTCTGGAATATCTTTCATTGACGAACAGCCTGTAATAGCTGTTGCAAGTAAGCCTACTAGAATTGCCTTTTTCATCGTGTACCTTTCTGTGTGTGTTAACGATATAATAAGTATAGCACCACGGCTGCTCAATGTCAACCGGGTGCTTAACCAATTTATTTGAAGAAGATTAGCGCCATCATTACTGCTTGGACAATAAATCCAAATCCAATAGTGACTACGTTGAGCATGTCTTTTTGCACTGTGGCTTTGACAAATAACAGGGTTAGGCCGCCCCAGCATAACAACACAAGATCCACTGCGGGCATCTTGTCAGTTAACCCACTCATTACAGCGAACAGACTAGGAACAGTGGCAGCGTGTAGTACAATGACTGCTAGCCAACCAAATGTCTCTGCCGAAATGTGGCTGACTTTGGCGGTAGCCCAGGTTTTGAACTCTTGAAGATTTTCAAAATGAGGCAGCGGATTAAATTTGTTGAAGTCTACCATTTTATTTCTTTCCTCTGTAAAAGATATGATTGCCGATTGTTCCAATTTTTTCTAGATTCCATTGCGGATTGACATAGTTAGCATGATAATACAATGCTTCTTTCATTACGTCAAGTCTGAAACCTTCCAATAATACCTTTTTAGCCACAGCCATACTTTCGTTGTAAGCCGATTGGTTAATAGGTCTAGCTTTGTGCGCAGTGTCACAATACCATGAGAATTGGCAAATGACTCTGTCTATCACTACTGACTTTTGAAAAACAACTGCACAGACATCTTTTGGGAACGAGGGATGAGACGCCCTGTTCATGGTGACCTGTGCCACTGCTACTTTGCCTTCAAAGTTTTCGTGTCCTGCTTCGCGATAGATATTCATCGCTAGGCATTCTAGTTGTCGTTCTCTAGTTTTAATTGACACAATGTCGGGCGATGATAACATCTGACCCTCACGTAGCTTTTCCATTTTGGCAAAAGTTACATTCTGCACCAATAGGCATACTACAATTAAACCTATAACATAGGTGGTAAATCTAATAAATTTTTCCATAAGTCCTCCTTTGACTTGGTGTAATCCAAAGTTCAGATTACATTACATAAAGGGAGTTAACTTCACGAGGCTCTGAAAGAACCCTACTTTCGTGTAGTTGTCTCCATTAGCCACTAAGTTCATAACTCTTAGTACCTTTGGCGACCCTTGGCATCCCGAAAATACGGGTTTCTCATTGGCCAAGACCCGCGGGCTAAACTTCCATGCTTTTGACATTTTCATCTAACCAACTATCTTAGTTTCTTTGCGAAACGTTTAATATATACCTCATACTTGCGTTATCTCCCGAGAAACTGGTGATTATCGACGCATTTTGGAGATATCTTGTGCTTCTTCATCACTGAACACAGGCACAGCGTTGCTCTTGTGCATTGTCGCAATGCCTTTGACTTTGGTTCCAGTGTAGATTGGACTGGCTTTTAACACAGCATTGCCGCCGGTATCCACACTTTTGATATGTGCAGTGGTATTGCGGCCCTCAGGAATCTTCAGTGAGTATGATTTGCTCAAAGATTCTGCCGCCAGCCCACGAGTTCGTTTCTTATCTTCAATCTCTACAGCCCATTTCTTCTGTAGTTCTTTCCACGATTCGTTCAATTCACGGGCCTTTCTTGCGTGTTCTGCTGATGCAAACTTTTGCTTGCCTTTGGGTTTGCCAGTGGTACTAAGCCACGGACCTTCTAGATGCATTGTCAAAAGAAACCTCCAAACTTGTTAAACTATACGACTAGTATAGCATCTAGTTTAGAGGTTGTCAACTGCCTACAATTCAATTTATTGCAAAGAATAACGCCTTATGGAAACCTCTTGCTGAATATCTCACTCTGCTCTGCAGTCAAGGCAATTTCATATTGGTAGTCTGGATGATCAATTCCTAGATAAGGTTGTCCACCAATTTGCCATAAACGAGCTTCGTGTTGCGCCAGTCTCCAACTGACGTGATTGTCAGCTTTGTTCCTGTTTGGCATGTCTTCGGGATAATTGCCGTTGCCGGTCCGACACCGAAGTTTTGGTCCGGTATCTACTTTGAAATAGAGCTGGTTGGCTATATCGTCAAGCACTGGCATGGCAGTGATACTGGCAGTAATGCCGATTCCCATATCATTTGCCGGCTCTTCAAATGCCAATGTTAAATCTGGCCCTAGTTTAATTTCTATAATCATGATATTCCTTGTGTTTTACTTAGCTGTATTGTGTTCGACAGATTTTATTTTATCTGTTCTGCTAGTTGTTTATATCCAGCCCAACTTGGATGTATGCCGTCTGGTTGCAATTTGGTAATTGGCAACACAGTATCGCCGTATTTGTTAGCAATTTCTTTTATTGTTAGTTGAATATAGTTTATATTAACTTGACTTGCTTTAAGATTGCCAGCTGGCAAAATCCAAAACACACGTTTGCCTTTTATTTTGTCACGCATCTTTAACAACTCTGCTTCTGTATGTATATGTTTATGATCATTACTTCCTAAACTTATAATAACGGTATTGGCGGTTAAATCATTTTTTAGATAATCACGATTCCACTGCCAAGTATTGATTCCTCCCTTGCCTACAAGAGTACATTCTTTGGCAAACATGTGTGTGCCCACTGCTATACTATCACCTACAATCAAACACTCTAACATAATTTCTCCAAAAGAAAAGCGATTACTGCTATAATACAGTAATCGCTAACTCTTGTCAACTAGTTTAGCTGTTTAACACTTTTGCCACCGAATTCATCACACTGGCAATGCGGCCAATATCACGAAGCTGTTCTACAGTGTAGCCTTCTTGCTTGAGCGTTTCGTAATGTGCCTTAACACAGAAGTGGCACTTGCCTACAATACTTGCGGCCAAACTAAATGCCTCAAAGTTGCTCTTGGTTGTTCCACCGTGACTGGCAATGGCATTCATGCGTAACTGTGCTGGCAGGCCTTTTAGAGCAGGATCATCGGCCATCTCAACGTAGGGATACCAGACGTTGTTCTGTGCCATAATGCTCGCCGCTGTCATTGCTGACTCTGCGTGTACTGGCGCATCTGCTAACAATATGCTTAACACCTTACCGTTGCCAGTTGCGGCGAGTGCGGCCACGGCACAACCCATAGCAACATCAGCATCCAATGTACTACGCACAAACACAGCGTCAATATTTAACTTGGTGTCTTTTGCGTAGTCTGGCAATGCGCCTTTTACTGTTTCAATAAAACTCATTTTCGTCCCCATTTAATACGTGCCCAAAGTCTATCATACAAATAGTATGATGTCATCCAGACACAATTTATAATGATTGTAGGAACAAGGGCCTGTGTTAAACTTTGTCCTGTTACCAACAACATCACATAGGTTGAGCATAAGACCCAAATCCTATAGATGATGGTCTTGACCAAGGTCCTTGTCCTAGTTTCCATTAAAGTGTTTCGCCGCCAACTGTACGGTTACAAGCGCAAAGCTCACCGGTTTGTAGCGCATCCAACACACGCAGAGTTTCTTCTGGGCTACGACCAACGTTCAAGTTGTTGACAGTAACGTGTTGAATAACGTTGTCTGGATCAACAATGAATGTTGCGCGAAGTGCGGCACCAGCAGGTGCATAGAATACGCCCAACTGTTCAATCAAGCTCAACTCACCACGTTGTGTGTCGGCAAACTGATTGTGTGTGATCTTCTTCAAATCAGCGTGAGCTGTTTGCCAGCTAACTTTACAGAACTCGTTGTCTGTCGAACCTGTGAGCAATACAGCATCACGATCAGCAAAGTCGCCTGTCAATTTGTCGTAGGCTACGATTTCTGTTGGGCATACAAATGTAAAGTCTTTTGGATAGTAAACGATTACTTTCCACTTGCCTTCAAATGACTTCTCTGTAATGTCAAAGAAAGCGTCTTCTGGTTGTCCTGGCTTGACGCCGGTGACTGTGAATTTTTCTAATTTGTGTCCGACTGTTTTCATATCTTCTCCTTGTGTGTGATAAAAACTCAGTGTTTGTACTGATATTATATTGTACGTTTATTTAACCTATAGGTCAAGCAATTTTAATAGTTTTTTCAATAATTATTTTAATGACGCTAATAGAAAAAATTAATAAAGAAAAGGCTCCGAAGAGCCTGTCTTGGCGTGTAATTAATTATACAACAGGAGTATATTCAATGCCGGTTGTGGCTAAACCGACCAACCCAATAGTTGTTTCAAAAGCTGCTAACTCACTTGCGGCAACCAAAACATCAGCTTGTGACAGGTTATTGTTAGTCATCCATACTGTGTAGTCTGTAACCTGTGTCAATGCAGCATCAGTGCCAAATACGTTTTTGTAAACGTGCTTGATGAAAGTTTCATTGCCAACCCCACCTGCGTCTGTTTTGTAAACGTCTGTGTTTAATAGGGCTTCTGCCAATTGTTTGTTGGTCCAACCTTTGTCGGCTAGATCAATGCCAATGCCTTTGTATGCGTTAGTAACATCAGCAGTACCAAGTGCGGCTGCTAGTAATGAGTATACATCACCTGCACGACCTGCGGCATCATAGGCAATAGCTTTGTCTGTGAATACAACACGCTCGTGATCAGCAAGATTAAATTCCATGTTAGATATCAAGGTACTTGCCAAGGTTACTTTACTAGCAGTTTTAGTTGTTGTGAACTCTGTGCTTGCGCCTCCCATTGTGTAAGTGTCAATACCTGTAGTACCGGTAACATCAACTGTAATATCAACTGTGCCGTCGCCAGCACGACCTGTACCTACTACACCGAACGTAGCAATTTTACCAGCAGTGCCAACTGTAGCAACAGTAACGATCAAGTTGTTAGCTGCCGCTCCGCCTAGTGCCGTACCAGCAAGAGTGATTGTGTCACCAGCAAGGTATCCCGATCCTGCACTGGCTACTAGACTGTCTAGAACAACAGAGTATACTCCGTCTGTTTTAGTAACATCAAAAGCAGCACCTGTTCCGGTTCCGCCTGTTAGGCCTGTAACATTTTGATAGGTTGCGTTAATCGGTTTGTCTTTGATTGTAATTGTTGTTGTCATAATTTTTCCTTTTTAAATAATATGATCCTACCATTATACGTGAACTTTCAAACAAAACATGTGCGTACACGCACAACTTCGAGACGATAATTTGGAAATATTGCCAAAAAGAAACCCGCCGAAGCGGGTTCTGCTATTTTGGATGACAAGGTATAACTACCTCGGACCGCTGTTTTTTAGGCAGCTAGAGCAACTTTGCTTTTGCCGGAAACAGTGTTTCCAGTGAAGCTCATTGCGCTGAAGTCGAATGTATCTGCGTTTGCATTTACGTTTTTTGTATTTTACGTGACCCCACGTGTTGATCTTTATCCTATCTCACCCTGTCGAAACCATGGCAGGCCCATCATAAAAGGACTAGAGCAAATACTACGATAACAACAATAAAGCCAACTAGAGCACTATATTCGTTATCCATACTAATCTCCTTTATGGTGGACCTGGCGGGAGTCGAACCCGCGTCCAGAATGCCTTACTTTAAGACTTCTACAACAATTTTTTAGGCAGCTTGAATATTACTAGCCTGCTCGCCTTTTTGACCCTGAGTCACTTCAAACCTTACACTTTGTCCTTCTTGTAGGCTCTTGAAGCCACTCGAATTAATCTGTGAAAAGTGAGCAAATAAGTCTGCGCCACCATCGTCCGGAGTAATGAATCCAAAACCTTTGGCGTCGTTAAACCATTTTACTTTTCCTGTTACCATTTTACTATTTTCCTTGTTTGTAAATTTATGCTGTCTGTGTGAGTTATTTATGAACTTTTATCCATAATCTTTAGATTAAGCAACATGTTTTCAACTGTTAGTTTAGTAATAGTTGCCAACATTATCAGTTTGTCATCATCAGTATACACTTCTTTGTCAAACATGTCAAGTATACTTGTGCCAATCATTCTAAATGCCTGTTCTTGCCCAACAGCAAGTTTACCCCAATCTGCGGGATCGCCAGCTTCTACTTCTGCGGCAATTTCTACCAATTGGTCTAGTGTTATTTTTTTCATAGTGTTATTTGTCCAGTTCCAAATCCCATATGTCCTCTAGCAAAACAATTAAATGCTAGACTGTATCTAGTGTCTGTTGAATCACTTGCGGGAACTGTATGTTCTAGATGGGAAGGGAACAACAAGAGATCTCCAGTTCTCGGATAAATGGTATGTGTGCTTGAGTTATACTCGTTCACATGAGTTTTTTTAAACGTGGGCGTTGTTGTTGAGTGAAACAGGTTCACATGCGACCATGCCTGTTCAAACACAATTGGAGCAGTGGTGGCTGTTGTTTCTATATAGTAGACTCCACTGATCATAGAATTTTTATGATTATGTTTAATCACAAGTTCATCATTTAGATATCGATTGGCCCAGCTGGTTGATATATCAAATTTTATACCATCGTCGACGCCCAACGATTGATGCACAAAATAATCAATTGCGTCTGTTATCTGTTTACGCAAATTCTTGAGTTGAGGTTTGTCTAGAATGTACATGCCTTTTGATCCCTCATCGAGATCTTCGTCAGTGCCATCGTGGCCGGTTCGTTGATAAGGATACTCAAGATTTTTTAACCAAGTTTTGGTAATGATATTGAGATTGCCTAGATGTGTTTGAAACAAAGGTATTGCAAACAATGGCGTTATTCTATGTTGCATTTAAACAGTTAGGGTATTGATTACACCACCGGCTGTGCCTCGGGGGAATAGGTTAAAGGCCAAACTGTATCGTATCTTTGACGATTGATTTTCCTCAACCGAATGAGTCATCATGGATGGGAACATGATTAGGTCATTTTTGGCAGGATACAAACCCCAAGCATCGGCATTGAAGAAATTCAGCTTGGCATCGTTACCGTGGTCTTGATAATTGAAGTCCACTCTCACAGTTTCGGTCCATAGGTTATAGTTGCCCTTGTCTTTGTGACATACAAATGCACCAGTATCAACGCCTGTGTCTATGTAATAAACACCACTGATAAGGCTGTTGCCATGATAGTGTTGTCCAGAGTAGTCGCCTGTGTAATGACGATTCACCCAACTGTTCTCCATGCGAAAATCCATGTTGCGTTTTACGTCTAAGACTGTGTAGATAAAATTATCTGCCGCTTTCATAATTTTAGCTTTCAACGGAGCAAGTTCTGGAGTATCTAAAATATACTTGTTCACTGTATAGTCACCGTTGTCGGCGGCCATGCGTTCATATTCTTGATTTTCAATGAATTCGCGCATGCCTTTATCCAATGACCCAATGTTGGTCTGGTACAAAGGCACGCCAAACAGTGGAGTGACCTTATAGGTAGGTGTCATTTAATCCATCCAATTTTTTTACCTTGTGCTTTTCTGTTGTCATATTCTTCAACTGAGCTGGGGAATCTCCAAGCCCATATGGCCACCAGCATCATAAACACTGCTGTGTATATTATACCACGAACTGGGACTGCTGTCAACCACATGGTGATCAAACTGGTTGTCATCATGAACAACATGAAGTATTTCATCTTCTGTGGGAACACACGCTTTTCACCCCAGTTAGTAAGGAACGGTCCAAACAGTTTGTGATTGTAAATCCAGGCATGCATCTTGGGACTACCTTTGGCAAAGCAATAGGCCGCAAACACCACAAAGATTGAGTAGGGGATACCTGGTGTAACTAATCCAACATAGGCCATTCCCAAACTAAGGAAACCTAATATTTTCCATAAGAATTTTTTCATGCTATTCCTTAACAGGTCTAAATATTCCAATTAAGGAATTGTCGCCGGGTGTTCGATACCCGCTTGGCCAAGATCTTGTCACAGACCCGCTCGAGGGATTATTAACATTTTTTGCTTTAGTGCTTTGATTACCACCAACAAAAGAGTATGTTCCGCTACTGGCAGTATAGATAAAATTCACATGACCATAACTCCATAAAGCTATGTCTCCAGGCTGTCCTTGATTAAGTGGGATCTTAACGGCTTTATATGCAGCAGCTTTATCCCTAATATCAAAAGCCCAGGCAGTTTGCACAAATCTGTAGCCGCATCGTTTCAACACCCAATTTACATAACCCATACACCAAGCAGTTTGGTCAGTAAGCCAAGCACCAGTCTGTGGATATCCAAGTTCTTTCCATATACCAGTGATCCTAGAATTACTGGCGCGGCCGCCCATTCCTGTCTCTTCCCAAATCCCCTTGCCGGCTTCGTCGAGATTCTGCGACAGCAATGAAGGAATGTCACTGGCTAGTACCACATCAGTGTCAATTAAACTCTCACCGTCTGCTCCTTGTGGAGTACCCGGAAAGTTTTGTTTAACCTGGTCGTTAGATGCAACATTGTAAGCACCGGGATTAGCCACATATGCACTTGTTTGTCTGTTAATGGCTGCTTGTGTTGCTGGAGCAATTACTACAGGAGGGACTACAAAGGATGCAAATGTTCCGGAGAACACATTTCCGCTGCCAGTAGCAGGATGGCCACAGGTTGCCGCATCACCTTCTCTACATATTAGAATGCCGTTAGCATATACTGTACTACTAGATCCAGCCATTGTAGGGCTACTATGCGAACCACGACCGTGACCTGCTACTGCATCTCCTAGTCTTGCAATTGGTGAACCATTTACAAAAACATTAGAAGAACCTGCTGCGATTGTTCCGCCGGCAATATCGGCGCCTTGTCTCGATACTCCTGGCATATTAAAAATCCTTGGGAATATTCTGTTTGATCTTTGCTATATAGTTGCCAAGATCATTTAGTGCTTTGCTAACTTCTTTGTCCGACGGCTGTTTATCACGAAAACTCAGCAGTTTGCCTTCTTCAATTAGACTTCTATATGAGGTGATGAATTGCACTAATTCATAAGGCCCAATAATATGGATACCAGGGCCTTCGCCAAGCTCACGCAATTTTTGCTGATGACCTTCGATTTCCCCTAATGTACTAGCTAAGGTAGTTGTTTGGGCAGCAATTATGGCCAACGAATTCTTAATATCAGTTGAATTCGTTGCAATTGTTCCTAATGCTGTAGCAATATCGGCATAGTAACTACTGTAATCAATTGGGTCTCCTGCGGCCATAGATTAACCTTTGATAATACTACCAGCACTTACTGGCTGAATGCCTGTGGTCTGGAATACATACTGCTTGCCAACTTCCGGATCTGTTTCTGCCATGGTGATGATTGCACTTGAATTAAATGTCAACTTGGCATCCGGATGAACTGTCATCAGTACTGGAGACATTGCTGGTCCTTTCTGTGTCATGGCCAACATTAAAGGACGATCTAGAGTGATAGTTCCCATTGTGTCTTCCACAAATTTGCCCATGACTTCTTCTCCAGTAATCAATTTAACTGAGATGATATCACCTGCTGCAAATTTTTGTTTATTAAATAACATTTATATTTTCCTAATTAGTATCCGCTACCGTTGAAACCAGTTTCATCGATATATTTTCTTAATTCTGTAAAGCCACCAATTACATTACCATTGATGATAATTTGTGGTACTGTTCTAGCAGTTGGTACAGCTTCTAACAATTCTTCTCGAGTGTAACCGTCACCAATTTTACGTTCTTCAAATTTAACACCTTGCTGTGTCAACAATGCTTTTGCTTGATCACAATAAGGGCAATGGTACTTGCTCCAAACTATTACTTCCATGATGTGTCCTTTTAACTGTATTATATAGCCGGCAATTCAGCATAGTCAATATTTTCTCCCATGACGCCGATAACATAGTTTGTGCTTTCTGTTTCTTGTAGAGCACTTTGTTTCTTGCTGGTATCTGTGTGCTTGTTGAACCACGGAATTGGAGTTGATTTTGGTGCGGCCTGAAGATACTTGATACCAATATCTTTTAATGCGCCCACTGCGGTATAATCTACAAAATCTTTTAGGATGTTGGCATTGAGTCCAATAACAGGACCTAACTTGAACAAATAGGTGGCCCATTCTTTTTCTTCACGAATAACATCCATGTAAAGTTGATACACTTCTGCATGGCATTCTTCTCGAGCTTCGACAAATCGAGCATCCTCTTTGACCACTTGATTGATCATATAAGCAGTCCACCCTTTGTGTAAGAGTTCATCTTGCAAGATCAATTGAATGATGTTGCCATTACCCATAAAGATTTTATTCTCTACCATGGCCAAGCTGGTGGCAAAGCTAACCATAAAGCGGAACGCTTCTAGCGCATAGCTGGCATGTAGTGCCAACCAAACAGCCTTAACGTGTTCTTTCTCAGTAACCTCTTGTCCAAGTTCTTTACGGCAGTTAATAACGTGTAGCTTGTCATAGTAGTTGCCTACCGAACTGGCCATGTCTACAATTTCTCGAGTGTCATGGATGGTGTTGAACACATCCTTGGGTACATTGTAAATGTTACGAATAATATGGCTGTAACTCTTACTGTGAATATTTGTTTCAAAGAATCCCCAGTTGTACATAAGTGCTTCTACTTCAGGGAGACTACACACCGGAGTAAATACCTGTGTTGGTCCACGACCTTGCAAACTATCCAGTGCTGTTTGACGAAGTAGGTTGCTAGTGAAGATATGTTTGACAGCATCGCTGGCATCTTTAAAATCGTTCGAATCTTTAGTCAAACTAATCTCTTCTGGTTGCCAAAAGAATCCTCGGGCAGTTGAATCAAAGTCTGCAATCTTTTTATATTTTACTTCTTCAAAGCGTTGAATGGTCACTGGCCCTGCTGGATCCAGAAACATCTTGCGATTGAGATAGTCTGTTTTTGTGGTTAGGTTATATTGTTGTTTGCTCATAATTTACATGCCTCGCAGTCTTCGTCTTCGATTACTTCTCTTTCGTTATGGAACCCGTTGTAGTGTACTTCGGGAGTTGCTTCGGCCATTGCTTTGCTACCTGCCTTATTAATCAGGCTGTAGTAGAATGTTTTCAATCCCCACATGTGCGCCTGCATCAAATTTTTAGCAATCAATGTAGTAGGCACTTTACGATCTGCCCAGTGTGCTGGATTGTAGAATGTGTTAGTTGAAATTGATTGATCAACATAGGCAGCAAGAACTGCGGCTGTTTTCAAATAGCCATCACAGTCTTTCTGTTCCCACATCATTTGATATTTGTTTTTTAGTTTATGGTATTCAGGAACAACCTGTACAAATGATCCTGCCTTTGATTCTTTAACTGATATTAGGCTCATGGGCATTTCAATGCCATTGGTTGAGTTAATAACAACACTTGAACTTTCAACAGGGGCAATGGCCATCAATGTGGCATTACGCACACCGTACTGCTTCATATTACCACGTAGTGTTTCCCAATCAAGTTCAGGAGCGAAGTCTGCCAGTTCATTAACACCCTTGGCACGAAGTTCCCAGGGAAAGACGCCTTGTCCATATCTAGTTTTATGACTCTCTGTACACGGGCCACGTTCTTTGGCTAATTCAACTGTGGCTTCTGTTAAGTAGAACGCTTGGTGCTCCATCCAGGTTTTAACATCCTGTAGTGCATCTTTCTCGCCATACTTGAGTCCACGCTTGGCATGCCAGTAGGCAAGATTTGTAACACCAATACCTAGTGGTTGTATCTCGTCGTTACTAAGTTTACTCTGTATCGACAAGAAATCTTGATAGTCAAGAATGTTACACAGGCTACGCTGTAGAATCCTACAGGCTCTACGCATATCCTCTGGATTGCGGAACGATCCCCAGTTGATAGATCCCAGTGTACATAACGCTATGCGTCCACTATCGTCGTCTAATCGCTTAAATGAACGTGTGGGTAATAGGATCTCACAGCACAAGTTACTTTGATAAATCGTATGGTACTCAGGATCAAAAGGTCCTTGGTTCATGACATTATCAATGAATACGAGATATATTCGACCCGTGTCTGTGCGCTCTTTTAGTATACCACTCTTGAACACTTCTTCGGCACTCATCGTTTTCTTACGGAGGCCTTTTTGTTTTTCGTACTTGACATAGAGTTCTTCAAACAACTCAGTGTCTTTGTAAAACGCTTCGTATAGGTCAGGTACTTCGTTGGGATCAAAGAAGGTTATGTCTTCTTTGTTTTTGAATCGTCTCCAGAAGAAGGCACTAAGCACAACCCCATAATCCATATGACGGACTCGGGTTTCTTCTGTTCCTTGGTTGTTCTTAAGAACAATAAGATCATCAAACTGATGATGCCAAATAGGATAAAAAACAGTAGCACTTGCATTACGAATACCTCCTTGACTGCAACTACGCAGGTCACCAAACCACTTCTTCAAGAAGGGTATCATACCTGTGTGCATAATCTCACCACCACGGATGGGACTGCCTAATGGACGTAGTCGTCCAATTTCTAAACCAATGCCTGCACGTTTGCTGGCATACTTGGCCATCATTTCACCTGAAGCAAAAATACTATCCAAGTCATCATCACTGCGAATAAGTACGCACGAACTGAATTGTTTAGTAGGGGTACCGAGACCAGCAAGGACAGGAGTAGCAAGAGTAAATAGACCATCGGAGGCTGCATTGTAGTATTCCTTGATATAACGCATACGTGATGCATTAGGTTCTTCTTTATGAAAAACAGTAGCGGCTGCAACCATATATCTAATTTGTGGAGTTTCGTATGTTTGTTTTGTACTACGATTTTTAACTAGATACTTTTCTATCAATTGCTCAATGGCAGCATATGAATATGTTTCATCCTTTTCATGATCCAACATGTCATTCATCTTGTTCCAGTCATCTTCTGTGTACCACACAAGTAGGTCTGGCGTGTACAGACCGGTGGCCACATTTGTCTTGACTATTTCATATAGACTAGGGGGAGTGTAGCTACCGTAAACATCTTTACGCAACATGCTAACTCGCTGTTTGCCTGCTACATACTGATAATTGGTATGACCAACGTCGGGATTGTTTTCAACGTCTATGAGATCCACAATGGCTCTTAGAGTGATTTCATCTACTTCTCTTGTGGTTATGCCGTCATAAAAATGTGGCTGTGCTTTGATCTCGATCATGCTTTGGCTAACATCTGCAATACCGCTACATACTTTTGCCACCTGTGCCTGCCATTTCTCAATGGTGAGTGGCTCTCGATCACCATTTCTTTTGATTACTGTTATTTCCATCTATGTCTCTACTTTATTTGATATTTATTGGTAATGCCGAACTGGACCACACGATGTCGGTTTTGATTTCTTGTAACACATTAAGATCATGAGCTATCCTTGGTTCGTAGTTTAACACAGCGTTATCTGCTACTAGAAAGAATTTTGAATCGTGATCTTTGGGGAGCATAGACTTATGTATCTCACAAACGGTATCCATAAACCGCTGTGTTAATTTAATAGTATACAGCATGCCGAGACAAATAGCAAGATCATCTAGCTTGCCGTCGATAACCAAATGCCAAGGGTCAGGCCAAGTGTTTGGTTGTTGGGGGTCTAAGAAAGGATTGACAAACGGAGCATGGCTCCAGAGTTCAGCAACATCACTTAATGGAGTGGCGCTGACTTCTAAACTATCTCTGAACTGCTTCCATTTAAATAATCTTTCGTTTCCGTAAAGATCAAACACCGTACGATATTGAATATGATATCGTTCCAGTTTGACCGGAAGACAGCGGATTTCGATATGACAACAACAGTGTTTCAATTCCACTGTCGCCATCGTTGTCTTTTAATTCTACATTAAAAACAAAATCTGTCATAAGAATCCCCTCTGGTGTAGATGAACTGGGTGATGAATACACGTAGTTGTCGGAGAATGTAAATTCGCCTACTGACTCAGTGACCATTACCACTATTTGTCCTGCTCGTGAATGATCGCCTAACTGTAAAACATAATCTATGTAGGTATATCTGTTGAATGCTGCAAATACTGACAGTGGTTTAAAACCGTCTGATAGATAGATTATTTCATAATTCATATCTATCAAACTGACCCTGGAGGCGTTTTCAACTTCTGTTATTGCAGGTCTAGTACTCACTGCGGTGAATCCTGCTGCTTGATGTCTGTTGCTGGTGCTGTCAATCACAGTATTGCCATTTTTCTCTCCAAACTTGACGATACTGGATGTTGGCGTGGCTGCGTTGTTGGTGTTGTTGCCGCAGTTGATGAATCTGGAACGTTGTATAACTGTGCCTGTACCATTGTCAGATATAAAGGCGTGTGCGGCAATTTCTTCAAACTCACAGTCAAAGACACGCCATAGGTTTCCTTGGCCGGGTACACCGTTAATCACTATTGCGGTGTTGCAGACAAAAAATCTACAGCCGTCAAATTTCACGCTGGTATCAAAACTTGGCGGAGCACTGGAATCTATGGTAATCTGATCAGATCTCACGGCCAACGGAGTTGATTGCCACACACAGTCTTTGAGCGTGATGTTGGTTACTTTAGTACCATCAAGACTGTTTTCCCAGTACAATGATGGATTGGAGTTTTGAATATCACCAACGATAGGGTCTCCCAACACATAGCCGCTGGTCCATTTTACATTGGTGAACGCACTATCTGCTACTCCGGTTAATACCGTTTGACCTTGATTGTGATCAATTGTTAAATTACTGATATTGACATCGGTTGGTCTATTGCCACTGGTGAATTCTGCAACTTCTTGACCGTTAGCTGTGACAAATAAAATACTGTTGTTGCCTATCTGCAGAATAGCACCGTCTCTGGTTTCGCCTTGTATCTTTGCCGTGCTAGGAATTTTTAAGTTGCTGCTGAAAAAATATGTGCCGTTGGGGATCAGCAGAGTTTTTTTGAATCTAGGATCTATGTTTCTAAACAATTCATTCAAGGCATTTTGAAAAAATGGCACACAGTCTGTGCTGCCATCCGGTATGGCTCCAAAATCCAACACACTGACATATTCATCTAATTTGGTCTGAAGTGACCTGGCAACACTTTGCGCTATAGAAGGTTCAGATTCACTGAATCTATAACTGGCTGCAAGTTCTAATATGTTATCATGCTCGGTGAGCACTTTGGTATTGCCAACATAAGGGGCACCGTCAGCCACGCTGCCGTTACCTATGAACAGTTCCTGGGAATCTACTGCCCATGCAAATTCTGCCGCGCTCAGTTGAGGAACACCGATTCCTGCATTTTTAAGGCCTCTTCTGACCTGGATTTTTGATATCTGGACAACAGCCATAGTAGTAAATTCCCGTTATAGAGTATTTATCTTCCTAGACTGTAGTATTCCTCTACCTTGTTTAACCAAGCGTCCTGCCATTTGTTGAAGTCTGCAGGCTCTAGAGTAAACTGTTGATATTCAAAAGCACGACTGCACATAAAGATAACACCCTTGCGAATATCTGTGCCGTAGACTTCATTATGTGCTAGTATATAGGCCATCAGTTGTAGATAGTAATCTTCCACCCACTCTGCTTTCTTGGGCTTGTTGGTCTGCTTGTAATCCATTACCGCAGGCTCGCCTTCGTGTATGCCCACTAGGTCAGTGGTGCCCGAGAATAGACCGGGAAAGTACAGGCTCTGTTCCATGGCCCATATTTCGTTTACCTTGCTTAGTCCGTTTTCAATAATCACATCAGCCATTTTATTGGCCTGTATGTGTACAGGATTATTTCCAGGTTGACGTTGCATGCCGCACACAAAACGTTCTAGATTGCCGTGCATGGCTGTGCCTACACCTGCGGCTTCTGTGGTAATTTGTTGTGCCTTGGCATGCCCAATTCTATCACGCCATTCATTCAAATGGGTCATGTCTTTAGTAGCACCAAGTATAGTGGTCACTGATGGAAGGCTTTCGCCGTCCGGAGTAAGATATACTCGCTTGCGAGTAATTGGATCGTTGACCTGTTGACAGGGCTTATATTGAAATTTTTCTACAAAGGGAGGTGGAGATATAGTCATACTGTATATATTACAGGAAAACTACGGGGACGTCAAGTCTGGGGTGTTGCTTGTGATTGTGCCAATTGTCCGGCCGCTGCTGATGCTGCTGTTTGGTCTACTGCTGTTTGACTATCTTCTGGGGATTTGGTTCCGTCACCTTTTGGCTCTTCGTCTGGTGCACCTGGTACGTTTAGTTCAATGCCGTCAGCGTTAAAATTCTTAACCATCTGCTGAATAGTTGGTATTGAATCGTACATGGCCTTGAATGTTTCGTAGTCTGCTGTTAGTTCAAATCCATTTGTGGCTAGAACTTTGTTGAGTCCATTCCAATTTAATTTAGCAGGCGCCTTCTTACTGGCGGCACGACCAATGTAATTACGAAGAACCATAACGAATCGATCACCTTCATCATCGCCGCTAAATTCAAAAAATCTCATTTTATAGCCGCCAACTGTTTTTGTAATTCAGCAAGTTCTTCTTGCTTTGATTTTATTTGATCTTGAATTTGTTTTTTTTGATTGGCGCGATCCAACGCCTGCTGTGCCATCATCTTTTGTTGCATCTGCGGATCTTGAGCAGGAGCAGCAGTAGGTGCAGGACCTGCTGCTGGTGCAGCACCTAACGGCGCTCCAGGGGTGCCAGGAGCAACCGTTGGGGCAAGTTCTCTAATTTTTAAGAAGTCGCCCTCGTTGGTGATGTCAAAAAATTTCATCCTGCCAATACTTTCATCAAACGGCTTTGACGATCAATGCTTTCACGCTGTTCACGTCCTGCATCACCTAGGCCCCCTGCTGCTGGTTCAGCTGCATCAAAGTCGTCACCTGCAACTTCGTCGCCCATATCCATTCCTGGCTCGGCATTCATGGCGTCTGGTTCTGCAGGAGCTGCCATGTCTGCACCTGGCTCGCCGCCTAGCATTTCAGCACTTTGTTCTTCGCCAGTAAGTGCTCTCACGCTGGAAGCTAGGGCCTCGCGAGTAGCTTTGAGATTTTCTAGTGCCGATTGGATAGCCGGAGCTGATGCAGATATAAACTGCTTGGCCTGCTCTTGTCCCATTTCGTCACGGATAGAATCGCCTAACTGTAATAGAGTATCGTTCTCCATACCAGAAAGTTCCTCGATCCAACGGCCAACTCTGTCAACCATTGTCTTTGCTGTGACAATCGCAGACGCTTGCTGGATTTCACCTTCTCTTAGATTACGCATATTATCTCCTGTATTTTTTGATTCTGTTTCAATTGATTCTTTCATGTTGGCTTCAATCCATTGCATGACATCCCAAAGGTCATTGACCAGTTGATTAGGGCGGACTGGTTCGCCGCCACCACGTTCTGCCATTTTAGATTGTGCTCTAATTGCCGCTAGTAAATTAATTGCATCTTCTGCATTATTAATATACGCTTCATTCTGTAGACTTTCGCCTTGATTAAAAGTTCCATAGTCTTCATCGCCACCATGACCTGCTGATGCTAGGGCATATGCATCATCGGTGTCGCCGCCTTCGTCGTCTGATCCTTGTACAACATAACTAATTTCGGATTCTAGATCTTGAATATACGAATCTATATTGCGAAGTTCGCCGCCATCTTGATCGGAATAAGAATTCCAAATTTCATCGATGGCAGACTCAATATCACCCTTGCTTAGAGCCGCCATAATTTTATCATAGTCGGGATCACCGTAGCCGCCAATTTCATTCATATCTTCGTCGAATTTCTTAAGAAGATCTACTACCGCTTGTTCGTCAAAGTTGCCACCTTCCGTCATACCTTCTTGTACTGGTTGGCCATTATCATATTGTCCAAATTGTCCAGCAGGGAAATCGCCTACTTCGTAATCTTCCGGATTAGGTGATTCAGTGTCAATCCATGCCTGTGCTTCGTCTGGACTATTAAAAGGACCGTGGTATGGATCACGTTGGCCAGAACGTGGTCCCAAGAGCATTACATAGAACGCTTGTGCTTCTTCTAGTTGTGTGTTGTCAACAATAGGCTCATCACGCTCTGCAAGTTCTGCAACAATAGCATCGTGCATGAACTGTGCCTGTGTTAGAGCATCGTTTTCCACCGTTTCGTTGAAGTTAGAACTGCTACGGGCCGTGTAGATCTGTGTGCGTAGTTTATTACGTGCATCTTCCAGCTGTTCAACACTGAATGTTTCTAAGTTTAGTTTACGCCCAAAAGTTTTAGACAACGATTCATTTAGTCTTTTAGATGATCTATTGAATGCAAAAAGGTCTGTTGTTTTCATATTAGTTAAGGTCCAGAATGATAGTATATTTATTCATATGCAGGTCAATCGCTGCACAATGTTTTTGGCATTTATAGCTCGATCTCTGCTTTCACAGTATCTAGCCCATAACATGTCTGCACGGTTGTGATCATGTTTGAGCTGTGCTTTTTGATATTGAGCACGAAGCATTTGACTGTCATGGTACCAGCGGCCGTACTCCTGATCTGCCCTATGCAGCTTATCAGCGTGAATTGACAGTTTGTTTACAGCCAACATATTGGCCAATCGTATGGCTGCTGCATTTAGGTAAATGTCTTTGTAAAGCCAGGTGTCATTATATCTAAGGTGTTTGACAATGCCTTCGCTGACAATGAGTACATCGCCCACAAGGATTCCTTCTGCGACTTTAACTGGGAGAATTTGATGTTTTTCAATTAATCTTTGTTGTGCAGAACTAACTACTTGCTCTAAGCGTTTAGAAATGTTAGTCATAAAAAAAGGACCTATGGCCCTTATTTAATTGTATTCAACCTGTCACTTGAACAAGCTGGCAAATGTTGCAGAGTGGCCGGATAAAAAGCCCAACACTGCTATGCCGCCTGCTGTCATATAGATCCATTTTTGTTTGAAACGTTCTAATTCTGTAATTTTACTGGCCAATTGACTATGTTGTTCACAGCTTGCTCCGTACATGTCATCTAATTTGGCCATGACACTGTCGCGAGTCTTGTCTAGACAGTCGTGCATGTCTTTGACATCAACCTTGATCTCGTCTAATTTTTCGTCTAGGTTTGCTACCTTGGTCTCTACTACACCAAGTCGTTCTACGGTTGTGGCCATTATGGCTGTTTCCTTTTATGTTAAGTCAAGTGCTCGCTCCGAGCCATGTGCCTAAGTGTTCCGAAATGCCTAGTGGTTTTGCCTGTTAAATTGTATTTATCCCGCTTGTGTGATTTCGTATATCCAAATATTTGCACGATCACCTTTACTAATAAATGCTGCTGGATCTATATCAACTGAATTATTTAGTTGATTGGTT